CGATAGGCAATCATTTTGGCGCGAAACGATTGTGCCACGGCTGGCATTCTATGAACGCGTATTAAACGAGCAACTATTTAAGCCGTTAAAATATCAGTTTCAGTTTTTGCCTGAAAAACTCGATGTATTTCAGATAGACGAGGCAGCGCGCGCGAATTCTCTTGTGTTGTTGGTGCAAGCTGGCTTACCATTGCGCGCTGCAATGAAACAGCTAGGCTATGACAACATCGAGGAAGCATTAGGGCTGCCTGTGCCTAAAGTTGTAGACACTGACGGCGGCGTTAATGTTGATACGAATAACCCTGTTAACACTCAACAAAACGCTGCACCTGATGAGGTGTTTGCACTCGATGACGCGGCAGGCAAACGTATTGCCGAGCTGGACAAATACGAGGCAAAAGCACTGGCACGATTTAAGCCAGGCAAGAGCGCTGCAGTGAAATTTACTAGCGACGTGCTGCCTGGTTACCTGTTAGATTTTATTGATAGCGAGCTGGACAGCGTAAAAAAAAAAGCTGATATTGTAGGCGTTTTTGCTGCCGTAAAACTGGGCTATGCAGATATGACAGCAGGCGAACAAAAAGTATACAAGGCTATCGTTAAAAAGCTCGAGGCGCGTAACGAGGATATCAGCAAAAAGATTGTAGCAGGTGATTACAGCGGTATCGATACGGATTTACGGGGCATACTTGACAAATCCGTAGCTGATACCGTTTTAAAGGCTGGCAGCGAGCGCGTTACACCTATACGCGGCATGGCTGATGAACAATCTGCAGCCCTGATCGAGCAAGGAATTAAGCAACATGGCGCAACGTATTTAGATAAGTATTGGAATCCGTTTTTAACTGATTTAAGCACTACAGAAAAAAGCTACGTAGACAAAGTAATAGCGGATTACATGGTAACGCCTGGCACTGGGCAAACCGATGTAATGCAATCACTATCTATGTTTGGACAGCTACGCGCAAGCCGTATTGCATTTACCGAGCCAACTCGCGCGGCATCACAGCAGACGTTGCAAATCTACAATAACGCGCGCTCGGCAGGTATCAACGTTGTGCGAATCTGGAATACTGAAAAGGATCGCAAAGTATGCGAGATGTGCCAACAGTTAGACGGCTTAACAGATGACCTATGGGCAAGCGTGTACAGTGGTGACCAGGACATAAGCCAGGGTGCACCAGCACACGTAAATTGCCGCTGTGATACAGGCATCGATTATGTAGGGGCAATCACACAGCCAGCCGAAACACCTGCCGAGGAATTAACGGTAGACGAGGCAACGGCACCAATACCAACACCAACACAGGTGCCATTGCTGCAGCGAGATGCTGCCGAGATTGCACAGCACATTATTGACGCGGTACCGGCTGATTTGGCAGCTGATTCGAGAAAATCAGCAGATTTTTGGGAAAAGGGCGGTTTGCAACAGCTTAAGAATGACATTAATTTTGCAATCAAAACTTATGGCTACAATTCGCCTGAACATCAAAAAGCCGTAGCAGATGCATTGGTAATACAAGATGAATACAAGCTATTGCAGAATGCTGTATTTAAACGTGAAGAAGCCGTATACCGTCAAATCTTACAAGATATGCAGCATCCAACACCACAAACTGCAACAGTGAATTTTGTCGGCACCAAATTAAAACCAGCACAACAGCAGCGTATAAATGAATTGATACAGTTATCAGTAGGCATTGCACCTGATATTGGTAAACCTATTGAAATTAATCTGAATGCCTCGGGGCGTTTAGATATTCAAGAAGGCAGCATGGGCAGATTAAATAAAGTAGGCGGCAGATATCTACGCAACGTACTAACCGTAAATCCAAACACGACGGCAAGCACGTTAGTGCATGAAACTATGCATAGTTTGCAACAACAGCAATATTACGGGGAACAAGCTACTAACACATTTGGTGATGCAAGAACGGTAAATGATAAACCTGTAACGCTACGCTCGCAAGGGTACGGGGTTTCAGGTGATACATACCTCGATGCTACTGACAGTGCATATACATTCCGTGTATATGTAAATCACGGCAGCAATCGATGGGCTGAAGTGTTAACCACGGCTATTGATGACATTTCGCGAAAGCCTACTATAAAGGATACTGGGTTATTAGAGCTATTTGCACAAATCGTGAAGGATGGCGGCAGATGAAATTGATCGTTACAAAAGATAACTATAAGGCTGTTTGGAATGACGCTACAGGGCAATTCGATGGTGATCAACGCCTTATAGAATACATTGAAAAATTACTTTCATTCAGCGCTAAGCTGGGCAGCAATAGGTACAACATGTTAGTACAGGATGCAATGTTGTATGCAATTGAAATAGAAGAATACGAGCCAGACGTATACCCAGAGGGGACGCTAGACGTATGACTAAAATCATTATTGAAAACGCTGCCTTGCACCTGACGGAAAAGGTAAAGCAAGCGCAACAGGTAGCTATGGCAACCATTGCCGAGATAGCCAAAACACGGCTCAACAAAGAAAAGCCAGCCGAGCCAATGCCAGGCAGTATGCAATGGGTATCAGCAAAGCAAGAGCGTTTTGTCAAACGCATGTTTGCAATGGGTAAGATGAAAAAGTACATGCGAGGGCGCGGCAACGGTTTACCCTGGCAGCCGAGCAAGGCGCTTAATAACTCATACGTGATTATGAAAGAGCAAATGGGTGAGGTATCAATTATTAGTACTGCAGCATACGCGCGTTTTGTGGTAGGTGATGAACAAAGCCAGATACACAGGGGTAGATGGAAAAAGGGCAGCGAGGTAGCACAGGAATTGTTAGATTCAGGAATAGTTGCAAAGATTGTGCAAGAAGCAATAGCAGGCGCGTTTAAATAGGTTTTTATACGCGTTTGCTATTATCTCAATAACAGACAGAAACGAGGTACTACCATGGCAGGAAGCCGACATAGTGCAAGCGATGTACAACTAATCAAGGCAGCGCGCAAGGCTGTAATGGATCATGCACAGGCAACAGCAATGTATGCCGAAACAATGAAAAGCATGTTTGTCGAATTAGGCGACGATATGAGCGACATTGAACAAGTAAACAGCCGACAAGCCGAAACAGACGCGGTACGAAGCGTCAAGGCTGCAGACCTGCCAGGGCAGCTACGCGAAATTCTCGGCGAAACAATCTGCTTATGGTACAAAGCGCATGCAATGCATTGGAATATTGAAGGCGAACATTTTTTCCCGCAATATCATGCATTTTCAAAAGAGATGTACGAAGCGCTTGAGGAAGCTATTGATCCAACCGCTGAATACCTGCGTTCACTGGGTTTTAAGGCACCTGCTACCATTGCCCAGGTAACGGCTTACCAGGTCGCTGATACCCTTACCGAGGAATCACCATTGCAAGTAATGCTAGCAAGCATCACGCTGGACAATATGCGCATGATTGACCTGTTGCAAGGCGGCATCTATTTTGCAGGCATTGCAGGCGAATTTGCAGTACAGAATTTCCTACAGGATCGCCTGGGCTATCATCAAAAATTGCGCTGGATGTTGCGAGCAATCCAAACACCTGCAACACAGCCAATGCCAGAACTTGAGGAAGCAGGCGAAATGCTCGAGGAATTGGCAGCCGAGCCAATGGCTGAAACTATGGCAATGCCGCTCGAGGTATCAAAATCGGCACAAGACCTGGCAGCCAATTTGCTGTATGTATTGCGAGGCAAGTAATGGCAGTTAAGGCAATTGGTGAATACACGCTAAAAGGCAAAGGCATTGTATTCGGCGGCAGCGATTTGCAAGGCGATACGTTTACCAGCAAAACAGACCTGGGAGAAACTCGATCGTTCATTGGTATGCCTGTGTACTATGACCACAGCTTAGGCGAATTACGACGGCAGATTGGTGTTGTAAAAGCCTGGGCACCTGATGACGACGGCATAGATGTTGAAATTGAATTAGACAGGCGCGACAAATACGCAAAGCAGGTTATGCAACTTGTAAAGCGGGGAGCGCTAGGTTTATCAACTGGCAGCCTGCCACATTTGGTAGTGCGAGAAAATGGCGAGCTGAAAAGATGGGTAGTAGGCGAAATCAGCCTAACACCTACACCAGCCGAGCCACGTACAACGGCATACAGCGAAGCTAAGCGG